TTACCTACAAAACGCAAATCAGTGGTGGTATCAATGGTACCGTCGTCGACAGAGACTAAGAACGTTCCATTAAATTTGTCTACTTGATATGCCATTGATCAACTCCGTTGTAACTATTATTTATCGTAAATACACCCATTTAAACTCTACCCACTGCTACTTCTATAACACCACTTGTACCATCAAAATCTGTTAGTGCTTTGCCTATAATTGTACCTATTTGAGGATTGGTTGCTTTTCTAGCATATCCTCCGCCTGCACTCATCAGCATGTCACCTTTATGTATGTTGCCTCTAACTTTACAAGGTGCTCTACCTTGCAATGCAATAGCAACTATATAGTTACCACTACATTCGCTGTTCATTAAATATGCTGGATCTGTTGATACAATACCAGCTAACTTATTCGATCCGTCTTCTGCTAGAGTTACTTCAAATTCACCACCAAATTCAAGTACAGTTCCAGGCTCATATTCTTGATCTGCCACGTATTTTTCTGCAAGATCTGCGTATTTTGCAGCAGTAGCCGTGCCTACAAAAAAGTTAGCGTGTACGTTGTTCCATTTTGCAGTAGATATTCCTAGATCAGTAGTATTGGTGTTTACTGGAATCATAGCTGGCGCATTGAGCCCCCCTAATGCTAATGCTGTGGCTGCATTTACCATAGAAATTGCAGCCGTACTTGACGGTTGCGTTGGATCAAGAATTGTGAAACGTATTCCAGAATTACGTGAATGTAATGTTGGTATTGTAGATGCGTCTAAATATATTCTCAAAGGCGCCACGCTGGTGCTGGGTCCTCCGAGTGTGATGCCAGTTGTGCCGGCAACATCTAGAGCAGATAGAGTTCCTACATTTGTAAGATTGGAATCTACTATGTTGGTTGCCAATTGTGTGCCAGTCAAGGTGTTGCCGTCTGCAGGTACTGTGATATTTGCGCTGCCATCAAATAGTACTGTATTAATTGTTCTTGCTGTTTGTAATTTAGTAGCTGTAAATGCGTTGCCGGATAAAGTGGCCCCTATGAATTCGTTGGCTTCTACTATGTTAAAAGTACTGATTCCGCCAAATCCGGCGATCACGTTTCCAAAGACAGTACCATTTAAATTAGCAGTGATGGTTCCTGCTGAAAAATCGCCAGCACTGTCTCTGGCCACAATTTTGCCTATGACATTATTGGAGGTGGCATCCACACTCCAAGTAGTAGCTGTTGATCCATTAAAATTTGCACCAGTGAGATAGGTACCTTTTGATAATGTATTTGTGGTGTTGGATGTTATGGTTATGTCTGTTTGGCCGTCGAAATACACACCATTTATGGTTCTACCAGGATTCAATTTACTAGCAGATTCTGCATTTCCCACAAGCGAGCCTATGACTGGTCTAGCTGTTGAAATATTGGTGCCTGCCTGCAGAATTGAAAATCCAGGTATAGCGTTGGTGTCATCTATGGTAAAAGCATCATCAACACACACTGCTAACACTGTGCCATCTACCACCACCTTGATAGCTGCATGGGTAGTGCCATTGCTATCTATAATTGTTTCGGCTAGAACTTTGGTTGTGCCAAATCCTTCAATGGCTTCTGGTCCTATTAATTTCCAAAATCCAGAATCATATACAAACAGCTGATCTGTGATATCTTTGTACCAAATACCACCGTCGAATCCTTCGGGTTCAGTGTCACTGATAACAGCAGATCCTACAGGAGTCCAGGCTGTACCACTATAAACATTCAGTGAGCCAACATCGGTGTTATACCATGTTTGTCCTGTGATTGGTCTAGACGGCGGATTTTCATTGGCAAAATTTTCAAGCAGAAACAAAAAATTCTCATTCTGTACTTCACCATAGCCAGTATAGTTTCTGCCAAGCAATCCTAGACTGGTTGAGGTATCTAGTGTGCCATCTTCTAGCACCACTAATTGCTGACCGCTAAATCTGTTTATGATATATGCCATTTATCGCTCCGTTACATATTTAACTATTAAGATACAAATACCCATGCGCCAGAAATAATCTGGAATGTTTTGACTATCCTTGAAACAACCAGACCAGGCGCTGCCACAGTGGCTGTGGTGAAACTGACGTTGTTTATACCAAATGCTGTACCTGTAGGAGTTACGAATTCAGTTGAAGAAGTCGACAGCAAAGGATTGATATCAAGATTGGTAGTACTGTTGATCAACAGTGAACACAGCACTCTAGCAATGGTGCCGTTGTTGTACTCTGCTACCGGTGATATCTGCTCTAATAGTGTAGCAATACCTGCATTAGAAATACCGTCGGATATGTCCAGGCTGAGCACAATACTTCTAGCTTTGATGGTATTATCGACATAATTTTTTGTAGCAGCATCTTGTGCAGAAGTTGGATCTGCTACTGATTTGATTTTTTTGCTGCCTAAATTAAGACCGCCTGTACCATCAATAAGCAATGATAAATCAGTGTTTGATGTTGTTACTTGTATGGCTGCATCATTGAGATATAGGCTATCTACAGATAATTGTGTTTGCACACCAAAGCTGGTTACACCCGGAATACTGGTTATACCTGGACCCAACGATGTGCCCGACAACACCGTTACTCCGTTAATTTTAAATTCTTTGCCTGTGGCTAAATTTATGTGTTCTGAACTGGTCCACGCAGCACTAGCCAATGCGGGCAGAGCATCATTGTAGCCTCCAGCAGTTGCGGTACCGCTAGTAGCTTGTGCTGCTTGACCTACATCATGCCATAAGAATACATGGCTAGCGGCTCCTTGTAGTACCACTCCGCCGCCAGCTGCATTTGCATCTGTGGGCACAATACCAGTTTGTTTGGCCAGCACTATGTTTTTATCTTCAATAGTCACTGTGCTAGTATTCACGGTGACCACGTCTCCGTTCACCGTTAGGTTTCCCTGCACTATGAGACTTCCACCTATTTGTATTTCACTGGTAGGAAAACCATCATACAAACTTATTCGACGGGCATCAGCTTCTATGGTAATTGCTGATTCTGCAATAACATCTCGTCTAACGTTAAAAGACATCTGCTTGTTTGAAGCAATGTTGGCAATGATTAAATTACCATCTTGAACTTGGAACTGTCCTTGGTTAGCATCACCAATAATTAAACCTAGATTTGATGAAATAATAATCTGTCCGTTAACAATATTACTTGTGTCATTTCTAACATATAGGCTTGCAGGTTGTGATCCTAGCTTTTCACTGTTTGTCACAGTAACGTTAAATTTAAGATTGGCTAATGTTCCTGCGCTAAATCCAGGTATGATACTACCGCTGAATCCGTCAATGGGCAATTTAGGAGTAAATGCGTCTTTGGAAAAAATACCTAGCAATATACCGTTGGCATAGAGATATACCACCACTCGATTTTGATTCAGTGAGTCTAGAATATTCACTACCTTTAATCCACTGATGCCTTGAGTTACAGAATAATCTGGCCCCAATAATATGGTGTTTGTACCGTCAAAGAAATACAACTGCTTGGCCAAATCATTGAACCATAGATCTCCTACACCTAGATTCAAGGGCTGTTGATTAGATATTGTAGCAGAGCTCACCGGCACAAAGCCGGTTCCGCTGTAGACTTTTAATTTTAATTCACTTACATCGAACCAAATCTGTCCTCTAATAGGGCTTGTAGGTTGGCTAGAGCTGGAAAAATTTTCCAACAGTTTGACAAAATTTTCATTAATTGATTCACCGAAGCCACTGTAGTTTTTTCCTACTAGTGTAAGATCTGTTGATAACTCATCTATCTGACCGTCTGCCACTGTGGCTAAAATTGTTCCGTCAGTTTTGTTAATTGTATATGCCATTTATTTTTACCTTAGAATGCTGGCGGACCAGAATGAATAATATAATTCAATGTCAAAAACGGATTTATAACTGAAAATTCTTGCCCTAGTGTTCCAGCTGTTTTGATACCACCCGAACTGGGGATGTATTGACTTTGTCCTACTGTGGTTGGTCCTTTTTCTGAGAAAGATCCCACATCACTAGGTATAGCAGAATCTACTCTGGTTGCAAAGTATTGTTGTCCAGTTGATCCTTTCATGTTGTGTTCGTGATCTGGTAGATTCAACACAGTAAGCGTGTTAGCACTTTGTCCGCCGTTATCACCAAGATTATCAGGAGCAGTACCGGATACTCTATCTACATTTCCGCCGCCGGCATCAATAAAGCCACCCGAGCTGTTAGGCACAGTAAAGGCATTATCCATGTTGTCTTTGCCAAGAGGAAATCTTCCTCTAAGATCCGGTACTTTGAACGTGTTGATGCCGTTAAGAGCTGTCACTCCATTATAGGTTGAGCCAATAACATCATATAAATCAGAATATTTTGTCTGTTCAAGTTCACTGCCGTCGCACAAGATATATCCATATGGAGCTTCTGCTCCGGCATACGGCAATATAGCTCCGATTGGCACAGCTAAATCAGCAACAAAAGTGTTTCGTGTTTCTTTGATCAGACCAATACTAGGTCGAAAAACCAATACAGTATCTTGCGGGGTTGATATTAAAGGAAAAGGTTCATCTTTGCTGCTGATCAACGAAGAAGTCAGAGTGGTAGTAAATGTTTTGGTATTTCCGCCTACTTGTCCATCAAATATAAATGATGGTGCTGTGACATCTCCTTCCATTTTAAATGTTGATGTAAATTTTAAATTTGTTGCTGTAGATGCATTACCAACAATGTTTCCAGTCAGCACTCCTTCAATAGTTTCAGCAATTAAATTTTTAGTTCTAACATTTTTCCAACGTTTCAACACTGTACCACTATCATAAAAATCAGTGGCAGCTGGCTGCATATTATCAAATTCGCTAACTCCGGTAACTTTAAGTCCATCTCCAATGATTAGATTCTTTGTGATAGCTGCACCTCCGGCAGTTCTAAATGTACCATTGTTAAAATTAGAACTTGCTGCGGTACCTGTGAGGATCAAGGATCCATTAGTTTTAATATTGCCATCGACGTGTAGAGCTTCATCTGGCGATAACACATTGATACCCACTGTATTACCAATTACTCGTAGTACTGTGGACGGAATACCATCATTATTAATTTGCAAATCAATACTGCCGCCAGGAGTTGAGTCATAAATTCTAGAAGCTACATCTGATGTAGTGAGACTAAATGTACCATTGACTCCAATAGTGATGCCTTGATTATTTCTAACATTGATACCAAATTCAGTGGTATTGATAATATCAGAACGCAAGAATTTGGCTGCAGGAATTTCAACGTCTGAAACAATCAATGACTCAGCAGATGTTGCAGCCCCATATATTTTGGTATCAAATCCGCCAAGACCAATATTATTTTCTGTAATGTTTAGCCCAGACTTGATGGTAATAAATCCTGAAAGCGATAATTTTGGAGTAAAACTATCCTTGCTGAATATAATTACCGGGATATCTTCAATGTAAAATATCAGTATCACTCTAGATATGTTGTCTGAATCTGTAATGGATTCCACTATAGGGCCGCTTCGTAGTCCGGTTGAAAAGTTAGGTCCTACTAGAATCCAGCGTGTGCCACTGTAGACATACAGTTGTTGATTAGTTGTGTCTACCCAGAGTTCTCCAACTTTTGACTGTTCAGTAGAAGGTTCAACTCCGCCTTTTTGAATGTTGCTGGCTGCCTTCCAGGCTGTGCTGTCCCACAACTGAAGTACACCGTCAGTTGTGTTATACCACAGTTGACCTTCAACAGGATTTACTGGTTGTGTTTCTTTGGCAAAATTTTCTAATAATGCTAGGAAATTTTCTGCAATGGTCTGACCGTAACCTGTTACGTTTCTACCGGGAAACGTTAAACTGGTATCTGTGCTGGAAGTATTATCGTATACCGTGATTGGTAGTTTATTATCTTTATCTGTAAAATTAACAATATATGGCATCTTTATACCTCAGTGAAACTGGTTAAACTTTGAATACGTATTGTGTAGTCAATTTGCAATAACCTGTTCAGTGACTTTTGCACAGGATGAAATATCACATGTGTCAACAATTTTCCAGTTCCTGAAGGGTTAAAAGACACTAATCCTAATTCATCAAATACAAAATTGCCACTCATATCCACACTGTTGTCAAATGCTTCTTGCCCGTCTGGCTCACCGTAATCCAATATGCAACTAATAATAATATCACTATAGGTAGCTCCGCTGACATGGCGAATCTGCATTTTATTCCGTATAGGATCTACGTTTTCTATAGCAGTTTGATCTATGACTTTTTGGAATGTTTGATTATATAGACTGGTGTTTATGCCCACTGTATTGGGTGTTAGATACGTGATAAGACCTGTGGGATCAACGTTGGTTCCGCCGTTGCCAAATACCATCTGATAAAGAGTTCCCTGGCCTTGATTGCTAAGACTGTTTACCATGGCCACACTCATATTTTCATAATGAATCGCGTTTCTTTTGTCGATTAAAACTTCACCGCTAGTTGGATCAAATATCTTTATATGACCTTCAAAATGAAACCCGCCAGTTTCATTGGGCAGTTTTTCGGGTTTTTCGTTGTTGTTTGGCATGATGTTTTCTTGTTGGTTATTCATAGTAGTATTTATTCGGGCAATTCAGAGGTCTTGGCAGCAATGAATTCTGCAATAGGAGTACGGTTAGACAACAGTGTCACTCCTTTGCTGGCAGAAAAATCACTTCTCTCATACCATATTCTTCCCAATTTCCTTATAATTGTAATTTTAGCTCCCACTGCCACAGGTTCAGTTAATCTAATGTATGGCGTGGTTCCGCTTACTGAAAATTCAGCTTCTGCAATCTCGTCTGCCGATGGACTGCTGGCTCCATTAGATTCCACATATACATCTAAAGGATTTTTACGTAATCTTCTGCCTGAAACAAAAACTTCAATTTCATCACAAGGGCCGTAGGTATTAGGAATAGAATCTCTGTACCAACTTGGTCTAGTAGCCTGCGTTGGAGTAAACTCGAGAGGTCCAATCAACAAGGTACTGCCATCACCAATAAAATTAGATTTTTCTTGATTCTCTGTATAGGGCAGAGTATCGTTGGCACCTGCATTAATAACATAACTGCCTGCGGCATGAATGTCTGCAATACCTGTGCCAAGACAACCACGACGTATCTGTGACAAAATATTGCCATTCTTTTCAAAATAGTCAATACGCTCATTGTTGATGATAACTACTCCGGGAATTCTTCTACTCGGTATAGGATCAGATAATTCACTGCTGTCAGTGACTTCAATTTCAGTGTCATAATAGGTCAATGCTTTGGCCAATCTAATAGTTTTGGATATTGAGTGCCGTTTGTAATGATAGTTATTCAGCATGTCTTTGAAAATTTCAAATGCACGGTTTGGTTTATATATGATGTTGCCAAACTGCACTATTTTTATAAGATCATTGCTAGTTGAATCTTCTGTGAGATATATCACTGATCTCGGAGCATCTAATCTGTAGTCTGCGTCTTTGGTCAGTCGTTGACCATTTTTATACACCCAAACAAAATTCTCATCTATGGGTTGTCTTGGCAATTGGTACTGTACTCGACCTCCAGTATATTCATCTGTAATCATATTCAGTGTGGGGTATTCACTGAAGCAGATTATCTGTATATCATCATTGAGAGACAGATTTACTGTGGCAGGAATTACCAGATTATTTCCAACTATAGAATATTCGGCTCTTACATCAGTCTCTATTCTTATAACATCGCCTAGTGTGAGATTTTCTGCAGGGATATTGATTAAATTTGCATTTCCGTTATAGGTAAAATCAATCACAAACTGCTGTAGCACTTCGTTGATATAGACCTTTATGCCACCTGACGTAATAGTTCCAATAGACTCTGCAGGGTCTACTCCTAGGGTGATATCATTGTTTGTGCCGTCATATACAAGATAGGTAGTATCGATTCCCTGCAAGAAAGTTCCATTGACATTGACCAGCACCGAAGCTATTTCAGATGACCTCTGTAAATTAACAAATTGATCTACAGGAATACTGCGAGTACTGCCATCAAATGGTACAGTCTGTTGATTTATTCTAACAAAGCTGAGATTATTAGAATTTGAATATTCACTAGATTCAAAACATATTATTTTTATCACTTGTCTAAATTCTGGTGATATTCCAAATTGAACCATGGTTTTATTTTCAACACTGATAAAATCAGAACTGTTTACAAATCCGGTATCTATTTCTTCGCCGTCTAGTGTGACTAGCACTGCTGAAGTCTGCGCATACTGAGCATTGGTTAAAAATAAATTTGTTGTACCGTCGGCTACAAATTCTTGGTAGTCAATTATGCCAATACCTCCTATACCTATAGATACAATTTCTATTATATCGCCGATTGCAGGAGCAAGATTAAATTCAATTTCATTTTCCACAAAATTAATACTAAAATTAATAGTGCTATCCCCAATATATTCCTGTTTGATTTTATTCACATATACGGTAACTGCTTTAGATTCTACTATAGTGAGACCAATCTTAAAGTTACGAGTGGATCCGTCACCTATGTATCCACGATGTTGCAAAGGAGCGGCTCCCGGATCAGTTTTGTTAAAAACTTTTATACTCACACTGTCTAAAATTTGACCTGGGACATTTTCCTCAGGTGCCGGCACTTGATCCGGACTAACAAATTTTTCGCCATCTATCACTATTTCTTCTGGGGTCATTCCAGATGCTGAAACATAGGCGCCGCCAATATTGGCCAGTGTGCCCCCACTAATCCTAGTGTCTAATAGATTTACATCACTGATTGTCACAGATCCGTCGCTGTCTAATTTCCTAAAGATCAACGTGTCGCCTGGCTGAGTGCTTAGGTATCTGTGTATTTCTATAATTTTTGTAGAACCATCGCCAATAAATGTTGGCATTTCTGCGTTGGCATTTGTACGCACACTGGAATCTAAACTAGGATTGTACAATGGGTCGTCGATTCTGATAGGTTTATTAGTGCCTGATCGTTGGATATAGATTGATATTGGCTGATTGTTTTCCGGAGTATAGGGCAAGGATACAAATGTTGTGCTACCGTCTGCAACATAATAAAAGTCATTGCTGGATTCTACACTGTCCCAACTGTCAGTGAACCATGGAAGAGCATCCCAACCTCCAGTGACTTCAAAAGTAGTACCCTGAACTTGTACCCCTCCAAAATCTATACCAGTCATTAGCTGATCTAATTCTTGTCCTTTCATACCACTTGTAGGAGCATAATATTTGTTGATTCTATCAATGCTGTCTAATAATAGATCATTCTTTTCATAGGTAATAACAATTATATCTCCGGCCAACGGCGGTATATAGAATTTTATTTTTCCTTTTAATAAACCATAGGTGTCCGTGCTGGATGTGTAAAGACTTATTTCATATTCTGTATTCAACACTGCTTGATTGTTTTTTATCACTGAAATCTTGGTTTTATCTCTAGTAGGTGCATAGATTAAATTAAAAATTGCACTGGAACCAGTGGCTGTAAACGACTGAGTATTTGACAGCTGACTATAAGTTCCTATTTTGTTGGTTCTATCAAATCTCATAGTGATGTCAAAAGATCTTACCTTGCTGTTGCCCAACACTGCTGCTGCTTTTGCAATGTTGACTGATGCTCCGTTACCACCAACAAGACTAACTACAGGAATACCTGTGTACCCAGATCCTTGAGTGATAACTTGTATGCCTGATACTCTACCGTTGGAAACAAATGCCTGTGCTGTGGCTCCTGATCCATTGCCTTGAATCAGTACTGTAGGAGGCGAAGTGTAGTCACTACCACTATAGGACACAGAAATAGCAGTGATAGAATATCCGTTGTTTTCTTGCCAAGACTTCCAAGGATATTCATCAAATCTATTATAGTATTGATTTACGGGTAGTATTTTTCCATCCCTAACCGAATAGGCAGGCGGCAGGTCAAAGTCAGAAGTTGCGGCGCCATTGATCTCAAGATTCGTGTATCTGCTGGTATATTCTCTAATGCTGGTTCTATAAGGTTTTACTTCTTCTATGTATTGTTGAAAACTTTGTAGATTGTCATTCTTGTAATTTTTTCGTTGTTCTAATGCACCAACATTATGTATGGCGTTTAAGAAGCTGGTCTTAAATGCCCAATCAATATAGGTTTGTTCTGAGAACGCATACTTGATGGATGAGAAGAACAACTTGTTCCATTCCACTGTGAGGTCGTCAACAAAAATATTTTCTTTAGCAGCCTTGAGAATAAATCTTAGTTCTTTAGTTGGCTGAAGATCGTACGATGCAGCATCATAGGATCCTACGTTGTCATAGCCTAGACTGTTAACCAGACTATTGTACAATATATCTTTGATGTTAATTGTACCACGTTGTTTGCCCACGAGATTGTAGTTATCTAAAAGAGTTCCCAGTCCCTGTTCAGTTTTCGCTAATACAGCCCATCCACCGTTGGAATATTCTTTTATTCTAATTAGATCCCCCACTTGAGCCTCTATAGAAGGTTCTTGATAGATATTGCCAATTTCTTTGATTATTCTTGAGCTTGAAGAATATCCCTCGGCCCACCAATCGATGAGTTCCCAATAGATAGTGGTATCATAGCCCTGAGATTTACTGCGGTAGAAAATCCTACGTTGTTGGTCCCAACCATAGATGCTCCAAAATCCATTAGCTGTACTGTCATTGACCAATAACACTGAAAATGGTCTGATTTTCACTATGGCTGTGGAGTATTTTTTTCCTTTTGATGTTACTGTTATAGAATTGACCTTGCCCTGAGTGTTAAGTGTTATCACTGCTGTGGCGCCGAATCCATCTCCTTGGATTTCTACATATGGTACAGTTCTATATCCAAATCCCGGATCTACAATATCAATAGTATCAATCTCACCGTTGATGATATTTGCAGAAAACTCTGCTTGGCGAACTTTTACAGTACCCACTTGCTCGAGATCGATATTTGTATCAACAATGACGTCGTACTGATTTAATGATTCTCCAGGTATAGGATCTAATTTATTGAGATTTTCAAAGTTGATAGTATCTGCAAACGGTCTAGTCAATAAGATATTATTGATATTATCGATGGCAATTTTCAATGCTTTGTCTCTGTTTACAAACATGCTTTGACGGGGTCTTACACTGAGTCCGTATTTTTTCTTTTGGGGAAGTTTTGGATCTGGAACTGCATTACCGGCACGATCTTCACCCACAAGACTATCCAACCATTTTTCTTCAAGCGTAGCTGTAGGCAGACTGTCAGCAACGCCATTGGTCAACAATTGGTATTCTCTGTGAACTGCGTTCAACTGCTTGCGATTTTTAATGTATTCAAAATTAATTAAAGCAGTATCAGTGTTTATCACAGTGGGCAAATTATAAGCTAAGAATTTATCCTCTCCTATCACCGCCATAAATGCAGCGCCTGTGCCTATGGGATTGGAAATAGCCGACTGTATGGCGCTGGCTGAAATTTTTCGCTGAGCCAATGACGGCAAGGTAGTTTTAGATTTAACCCAATAATAGTGTAGTGTGCCTGTAGCAAGGCCAGTATTGGGGTTGAAAAATACTTTGGTATTGTACACAGTGTCATCAATAAATTTTGGCTGACCGGATATGCCCTCTGCAAGACCTTCCACAGTGTCTGCCAAGATACTCCATTCTGATGGCAGTAATGGGCTTGCCACCCATTCGTAGATATCTATAGAAGATCCTACTACCTGTGAATTCCAATTGCCAATTCTATAGGCAAAATCATCTTGTTCATAATTCAAATATTTTACTGTGCTAAGGTCCCACCATATCTGTCCCACAGGTTTTTCAAACCATGCCTGAGTTTCATCTATGACTTGTTCTTCTGTGGCAGTGATATAGATCGCAGGATCATACACAGTTTTAAAGCTAATTTCCTGTTCGGCCTGCCCCAGTATTTTTAATTTATATCCATCTACAATATCTAGATCAGTGATTTTTATGTTGTTAACATTGTCAAATAATTCAATGTTTTGCAGTAGATCAATATCTATAAGTTTGTTTTGTTGGCCAATAGTTTTAAAACTTTCTGTATCAGTGGATGACTTAAACAGTCTTACTCGCCCCGCCGGAGCACCATCAACTTGATAAGTAGGCGATCCTACCACGATAATTGAGCTGGTAGTGTCAATGGAGTATCCGAACGATTCTCCTGACTGAAACTCTGCTTCTAGTTTTTCTACCAAGAAATACCCTGTGTCTTTTCTTTGATAGACATAGACCTGTCCAGGAAAACCTCTCGGATCGGAAAATGTAGTTCTGCGTTTGTCAAAGGTTGTGAAACTAAATTGCGTGGGAATGGAATATCCTGCATTCTTGGCAGCCACTACGATTTTTTCTGTGGACGGGCTTATAGATATACTGGATCCAAAATATTCATTGGTGAAATATTCAAAACTCTGTAATTTTTGTTTCAATCTAAATTGACGTACAGAAGAATCACTGTCAAATTTAAACACATAGGCAGCACCTTGATTTTGCTTGGTAATATCTGCTAAAGGACTACTAGCCACAATAGTAGTAGCAGCAGCGTCTATGTCTACGGCAAATCCAAATTGATCTCCAGACGCTATTATTCCACCGTTGCTAGTGTCGTTGATATCTGACAGTGATTCTGCGGTAATGGTCTGTAACAGAGAATATCTGTTACCGGCATCTCTTTCATATATAAAAATTTTGCCTGTGGATGGTGATGCACTGTCGCCTACATTTGACCAAGGCAATCCCGCATCTGGATACTGTGCTAGGCTGGTAATAGATGACGTAGTTGCGTCTATCAATCTGTGGTATCCGCCCTGCCATTTGACCACATCACCTTCCTTGTATTCCTGGTACAAATTCCAATTACCTCTGTAGTTGGAAAAATACTGTCCGTCTGAATTAGGTGCGCCTACAACTAGAACCGCACCGTCTCGACTCATGGTCAAACTTATACCAAATTGATCTCCGTCCTTGACCAGTTCTGCCAACTGACTTGAACTCAACAGGCCTTCTGCAAGCGTTGATCCGTCATCATCCATGGCCACATTTGTTGGCAATGAGCATTGTGTAGACACAGGATCTAATTTTCTCCAATTAGTTAGCACGGTGGGCAATATTGCGCCGCCTTGATTGTCAACTACAGATTCATACAAATCTCCCTGATACCATACTATCGATCCGGCTGGATAGAATACTAGAGACGACGATTGATATAACCCTAGATACTTGGTGTTTTCTAAATGTTGCCATTCTGTGCCGTTGTAGAAATATAGATACACTCGGCCTCGACCTGTATTGGCGCCTAGTGCTGGATCGCACAACGACCCTACTGCTGACACTGCCATGTAATAGGTGTTGCCGGACACACCAATCGAAATAGCACTGCCAAATTGTTCAAATGCTGCTTGACGAGGGCTTACAAAACTATGAGTAATTTCCCACTGTCCTTGAGAATATCTATACAAAGAGATCATGCCCTGATCTGTAAATCCATTTCCTCTTGCTGCGGGATTGGCATTAACTATGGTGGCTGGTTTCCAATCTTCACTGTTGAAATTTATAGAACTGCCGTCGCCTGCACTGATGTTATTCACCGCTTCCCAAAGTTTGCCCTGATACAACACAGTTTCGCCTACAAGATAACTAGCAAACTGATTCAGCTCACCTAGGTAGCCACTTTTTACGCCATTGGCGTTTGGTGAGCCAACTGCTAGCCATCTATGGTCAGGGCTCACTGCCAATACTTTACCGAATGATCCTAGTACCGCTGTGTCAAAATCGTCGGGTGGGGGTACTATCTGTTTCAATATCAACTGTGATCCAACAGTCTGTGTTGTATAAATCATCACGTAACCCGAGTCTGGAATACTAGTGGCAATTTGTTTGAGACTGTCCAAATACAACACAGCAGTGCCTGTGCCGAGCGGTGCAGTAATTCCGTATTCTGCAAATTCAAAAGTTGAATATTGTTTAGTTTTTTCTATGACTTCCCATTTGTTGGCGCCATTGTTGTCCACCCATAGTTTTGATCCGAGGCCCAGCAGTGCAGTTTTTTGGTCATCTAACTGTGCATATGTTTGGAATCTCACTGTGGTAAAAATACCCACCACTGACGAGGTGCTGTCTTCTATTGCTGGAACATCTGTAGACGATGGTGCTACAATAATGGTATTGCGTGTAACTGCTGTAATCTTGAAGAATCCATTGAGATTCAATACATACGTGATGCCTACAATGTCATCAACTGCAAAATTATGCAGTCTTTCAAATGTTAGTTCTATTTCAGTTTCGGATAATTTTTCAACTCTGCTGATTCTCAAAGCTAATTCTTCGTTGTAACGTAACACCGTCCACGAAGCTTTATCGAATGTAATCCAAAAGTGTGTGTTGTCAAACACTGTTCTAATATCTAGATCAAGAATGTCGTCCTTGTTTTTAAGAATAAAATCCACATGTTTTTTGTTAACATAACCTGCAGACCTAGAGTCTCCGTCGTAGTCAATCAACGGATTGAGATTTGTAACAAAGGGAGTATCGGCCAGGGTAAAGTTAGAGGATTTTATTCTTAGATATTGATCTAGAACCGTGCCCGCATCTTCACTGTATGTAATTAATATAGGTTGTGGATTGATAGCAAAGGCATCTTTTTTAATTTCAAATTCGAATTCTTTGGTTTGAGCTGTGCCACCGTATTGAGCTATTTTAAATGCCCACTCTTCTTTTAGTACCACACTGTCATCGTCTGTTCGACTGATTTTGTCAAACACCTTGACAATGGCATTGGCTGTGCCTTTTTCTCTAATGAATCCTTGATAAATTCGAAACTGTGTGATTTCGTCTTCAGCTAAATTTTGCAGATATTCTCTAGGTTGATATCCAATGGCATGTCTTGCAAGATTTCGTTGGCTGGACCCAACCCCGTCTGTGTTTACTTCGTAGTAGTCTTCGAATTGATTTATTCTATAATCAAAATTTGGAATCAAAGACTTAGTTGGAGTCGAGTCGAGTTTTGTCCAACCAGCATCTACAAATTCCACTGTTCCTAATTGACTATATCTGCTAGTCCAATTGTATGATTTGTACGCAACAATATCACCGAGTTTGTAGTCTGTGAAAGGTTGCCAAGTCTGTATATTGACATTGTCAAACAAGAATCCAGGACTAGTATAGTCGCCATCCCAATCCACTGTGCGGAACCCACGGCTCTTGATACGTTCCTGACGATATCCCGTGGGCTTGTCATATATGACATCATTAAAAACTGTGCGGTCATCAAACACAACCACATGTTCTTTGAGAACATAGTGTAATTTTAAGAAATAAATTCCTTGGTTGGTATTAGTAGTTGATAGACTTATGGTTTGAAAGTCTCTGTTGACATTGATGTTTTGAGGCGACAAGGGTGTGCCATCATCCTTAAGGACTTGATAATCATAAAAACTATCTAATACGTTGTCCGCTACTCCTACAGCAAAATTAATTTTCAATAGTGATGCTGACGGACTGAGTGTGAGTAGAGATCCTTCAGCCCAATTATGCTGACTCCAAAACATGAATTCTTTAGCAGATGTAAACCAATCTCTAGCTGCTTGATATTGCGGATCATAAAAATCAAAAACAAATCCCACACTTTTGAGATATTCCTGGTAGCCTAAAACAAAATCTATCACCTGTTGAATATCAGACACTGTTGTGCCATAGGATAATTTTCTTATTTTAAGTTTATTGAAATTTCTTCTTCTAAAAGCAGTGATTCCCCCAGTGATAGGAGCTCCTGTTAATTTTCTCCATGTTGCTGTGTTATCGACAGTTTCCTCAAATGTTGTGCCGCTAGTGTGACTGCGTATGCTTCGATAAAATTGATTTTGATGTCTAATTACTACTCCATTGCCATAGAATTTTTCGCTTTCCCAGTCAAAGAAATTTTCACTGACTCCGCCTACCTGAATAACAGGATCACGTTGAGATTGTGACGCAGCATAGTAATTAAAAAAGGCATTGGAATTATCATATCCACTAATCTTGTATCCTTGATTAGTTTTTTCTATAATTACTCCGCTATAGACAATAGTTGCAATTGGCGCACTAACATTAAAGATTATATCATAATTTTCTGGTGGAATAAAAATACTACTAGAGGTCGAATTGGGGTTTTTACTGTCTAACACATATTTTTGTTGTGCTTGATCCACAAAACCCGACAGCCTATTTGATAGTCTTATATTGATATTTGATAACTTGTCTTCTAGATTGGCAGGATCAGTGGCTGTGCTTTTTAAATAATTTACTACATAAATTACCAATCCCGACACTGGTCGATCTACCGTGGATTCATAAACTAAATCATCCATAGTTAGAAACATCTGTGTATTTGTATTAACTGTTTGGCCAAGAATATTTGTGGTTACTGCACTCCGATTAAAACCGTCTGCAATAAATTCCATAGGTTTTAACAATGCCAATACTGCCATAACGGCAAATGGCCATTCACTACTAGCCCTCCATGCAAATTCTACCGGAGCTAGATCCCCAAGTTGAAAAGCTCCTTGGTTATTGACCAATGAAAAATTACCAGCAAGACCGGAATCTAAGGGGCTTAGTAAATTACCATCACCGTCTACAGGAATGTGCTGCATTATTGACGGACGTTTGTATCTGTCTCGTGTGCCGGCTCTTTCGCCTTGACGAATAATACCGTCACGTAAATCTTCCCACAATATTAAATTATTTGAAGTATACGGTGCTGGGCCATACTCGCTTTCCCACCATGTGGGTTTTTCAGAGAATCCCAACATTTCCCACGGGCATTGATTTGGCCTTGTTGTGTCATAGAACCATTGATAGACTCCTCTCCAATAACCTGGTAGATTGACTGTGCCTGTAGGATCAGTCATGTTGCTGTAGGTATAGGTGAAAGAATTTTGAGAATCGTAATAACTGTTTTTTACATAGTCAATACTGGTGCCTTGAATCCATTTCAAAAATTCAGCATTTACAATGTTGTCAACTTGAGTTTTGTTATACTGTGAGTTTCCGTAATAGCCACCAAGTATAAGATCAATGTCAAATACATTTTCATTATATTCTTGTTTGATATTATTGTAAATTCTATATTCTAGTTCTAACAGTACATCATCTCTAAAATCACCATAGGCCACAGTGATACTACCGTCGTGCCCTTGTATAACTTGTTGTGACTCAGCATATGTGTCGTCTAAGAATTTTTTAGGTAGATATTTTTTATACAATCCCAACTTGGTAGGAGTTGGTGGAATAAAATTCACAGATGTAGATACATACTCTCTAATTTGAATTTTATCGTTTTCGAAAAGTTCTATTTTTAACTTTACAAAACCAAAAGTTGAATTGAATTCATAATCTTTGTTGTGTAACAGTTGTTGATTGTTGTAGTACACGTAGACTGCTTGCGAACTAAGTGTAACAAGATCAAATTTTTCAGACAATGCAAATGTTTTGATTCCTGTATCTTCTACTATGTAATCTATTGTAGAATATGCACCACTACCAATCATGTCTGATCCAGCAAAGGGTCTAGTGGCGTTTTGTGATCTGCTGATTTCTTCTAGTATAGAATCTACAAAATCTTTTGGAGTTTGATCATAATACAGTTCATTGGCCAACGTGATAAAACTGTTTTTAAAATCTGTATAGGTTTTATTAGCATACTGTATGGATTTGATGATATTGATTTCTTTGTCGCACAACAATGCAATTGACAGTGGGGCAGGGCTAGAGTGTTTTAGAAATCGTCTAGTAAGATTTTGAAATCCACTAATATCACGTAGATTATTACTGCCAGGATATCGACCAGCAAAATTATCTAGCATTTCTAGTCCGCTAGAAATATGATCAGAAGCTTGTCCGAGAGTAAATGTTTTTATTCTTTCATTTAGAGGATTTTTTTCCAGACCCATTGGTATTTCATAATATCCTAGATCAGGCACAGCGGTTGCAAATATTTTAATTGTGACAACATCACCGACCGCAAAATTATTTGTAAAAGTAAATGTGTTAATGTTTCTTGTATAGGTGTCACGTAGTTGTACACCGTTGAGGTAAAACAAAATCTTTGCTATTTTGTCATCTGCAAGTGTAGTCCAATCAACTACTGATGTGACAATTTCATTAGTAATAGAATTTATAGTGATTGTGTCTATTATAGGTTGCACAAAATCAGGATCTAGTTTTAACCAACCATTATCATACTGTTCATCTGTGCTGAATTTATAGAATCCTGTGGCTAGATTTTTGTAATAAAGTTTCTTATCAACTGTGTAGTTAAAAACATCACTATCTAAATTCCAGGCAAACTGTATATCTCCAACATTATCTATATTAAGATAACTGATAGCAAAGCCTAGTTCGTTGTCTATACTGCCTATACCTTGTTTGTAGCTAATGATTGGGCTACCAACAAACGAGCTCACTGGGTATGCGTCAACATCACTAAAACTCACGGCATTAGCATCAAACATATCAAACAATGGGGCTTGATTGGTGCCTGTTTTTGTTTGGCTCTTAATCCAATCAATACCGTCAAAGTGGTACATGAATCCTCGATTTGCAAGGCCTCGACCGATTAGCACACATTCCCCTGCTATGGGATCTAATTCCGAACTTCTTATCAAACTGATTTGTCTTGAATTGACATGTCTAATAAATTTCACTGTGTATATTTGATTGTTAACCAGCGTGTCAGTGTCGTTGGTTATCAAAATTCTAGCACCGTCAAAAAGACTTTCGCCATCGATGATATATCCGCTGCTGCCTTCTATAACTGAAAACACGTCTGTGGTGAAATCGTCTACATAGTCCACTGAAGGTATTGCCACTGATCCGTGATTGTATAATTTCAAATTTGATTTAAATTCTATAATCGGGCGTTTTGCTCTAGCAGTTTCATCTGCTTCAAAGCTAGATTGATTTAGACTGTGAGCATAATCCAACACTGCTCTATGATACCATCTATTGTATCTTGACCATGGATTAGAATCTACGCTAGCTCTATTAATTGTAATATAATCTTTGTTGCCTGGAAATGCGGCAGCGTCGTCAAAGGGTTGAGTATCGAATCCGCCATTGTCGAATAAAATTTCTGGCGAAGAATTTGCAAATGTAGCTGACACAACTAGATCAGCAACATTGGTCAAAGAAATCTTTTCTCCAACACCTTCTACTATCCATTTGTTGTTCATTGATTGATTGCTGTATTTCACTGGTAATACTGTGCCAGTGAAATACACTATCATGCCATTGCTAAAAGAGATGCCATTGCTGCTGGTATATGTGGTTTTGCCTAGAATTTCTTTTTCGATATCAATTTTAGTATTGCTTTCAATGTTGGCAATGATGAATCGACCAAATCTGTTTGGATCTGTGAAACTTTGATAGAACAACACGTCAGGAGCATCTAAGGGCACAACAAAAGTTATGGTACCATTTTCAGTTCCGTTATTGGTCAATCCTTTGGTATAATCAAACGAGGTAGTCTCGTTGACCGCATCAACAAACTCCCAGTCGTCACTGTTTTCATCTATAGTGCTGCCGTCTACAGGATTGATATTTTTTTTGGCTTTCCATATCTTACCATCAAATACTGTGAGCTGGCCTTGAACATAGGGGAACACAGGATTGTACTGCAACGTACCTGTGTCAACGTTGGTTCTAATAATAAATGGATTGCCAGGTGTTGCAACTTGGAATTTGTAGGTCTGTCCTCTGTACAATGTGATTGCAGGATTATTAGTCAACCCATCTGGTGTGAATATAAAAACACTGCCCACACCAGGCCGCACACGATAGGTGCTGGTAATGTTCTGCGCCTGTCCGAGAATTTTAATTGGGGGCGGTCCTGCAGGCACCCAATAGTATTCACGATAATTGACCAACTTGTCCCATTCTATAGGGGGATTCCAAGTATAGTGATCCTGTGATACTATTAGATCATCTCTTTCTTCGTTGTTGTTAAAAAACTTTATTTGATTTTTAAAATCTATATAGTCCCAAAAGTCAGTGACTTTTTGATCTTTTTCAACCACAACTGCTGGTTCCAACTGATATCTACTTCTTAGTGTTTCGTCACTGTCAAGATATATGTCGTTGGCATTAAATGTTTTGCCGTATCTTCTACCTATGTATCCAACTTTCTTTTCAAGTACACCAGGTTGAGTCAGAGGATCTAGTGTTGCCGCTAGAAATTTTTGGTTCGCTTCCGTTTGAAAAATCTGTGGGAGTAGTTCAGAAGTTTTTCTAATAGGTAGACCGCTGTTAGGAAATATTTTATCTGCCATTTTTAATTTGTACTCGATATAACTGAATCAACGGATATTCTAAGTTCGGATGCAGAAATTGATGTGACAATTTCTATGTCATCTACTGTAGCACCGTTAACAAAAATTTCATCAACTCTGCTTTGTATTTCAAACAGACTGCCAAATGCCTGTGTGATCTGTCTTGGCAGAATAATCATGTTGCTGATGTCAGGAGCTGCTGTGTTAATCACATATGTGATCAATTCGCTGACATAAAATCTATCACCAAAATCCCAATTATTAACATCGAAGAATTGATTGATGGCATTTATAATTTTAACTTTTAGATCGTTGTCATTGATTAGTCTATTTGAATTTTTAACTATTTTAAATTTTGCTTGAAATTGTACGTCGGCAGTTGATCCAAACAGCACCTTGTAGGCCACAGGATGATATATGATTTCATCAGATATAGATTTGATTAGATCTAAATTTGAACCAAATGCAATTCGTAGACTATCACTGTTTGGTTCATCTGGTTTTACAGCTGCCCCTGCAAGATAGTTTCTAAATGCAGTGTTATAACTTCGTGTTAAAAGATACACATCAACAATGTTACTGGAACTAGGATCAATTCTACGATCAACATTGGCATTGTGAATGTACTGGAATTTAAGTCCTGCTCTACCGTAATTTGCAGTATATGAACTGTCTAACACCAAAGTATTAGTAGTTCGATCAACTCGCTTAATCACATTTTCATTGCTGTCATAGAAGTAGATCAGTTGGCCTTCAGCGTAGTCATTGACATTAACTAAACTTTCTTTCTGCGCAATAACAATGATATTTTCAGTATTATCCACATATTGTTTGATTTTATTGCCTGCTACATCTACAGATTCTTGGAAGAATAAAAATTTCAAATCAAAGTCTAGTCCCGCTACCTGCTCAAATGCTTCAGGATTGTCAATGACTCCGTCACTGTCAGAATCATAGAATTCAATTTTTATTTCTTCTGTGCTTTGATATCCATCGTCAAATGTAATAGCATCGCTGATAGCAAAACTGATGTCTTGTTTTAACGGGTTTAAAAGATTACTATCAGAATTAATACCTAAAATTTTAATTTGATCTTTAACTACATCACCGGTTTTACCATTATAGGTTTTTTGCGAGCTATCATAGTAAAATCTATTTTCTTCTATACTGCCAAACACATATTCTAAACCACGTATTCTAACAAAGTATTCATCTGCCTGTTTAACAAATGCAATAATCCACGACGAATCCAAATTTTGACTGGTTGTGTCGCCACTTTTACCAAGACTGAAATCATTAAGAAGATTTAAATCGGCGGTGGCTACTAATTTCCAAGCTGCGTCAATTACTGAAAAACGCAGGCCAAAATTGAGATTGGCCAGCATGAGATTGATCATTTCATTTTCTATTCCGTTAGGAAGATTATTCACAAACTTAGCCACTATCCTAGTAGCAATAGCTTCTGATGGGACGATGTCACTGAACTGCACTGCTCCTAGTCCAGACGCTAAAATTCCCACTCCGGCATTGGTACCATCGCCTGTGATTTTTATAACTTTAGTCCATAGTCGATCTTTTTGTTCAGGATCGTTAGCATCGGTAGTAACTAATTTGCCACGTCTAAAAGACTGTCCGGCAGGTGCCGTGAATTTGATTAGTGTACCCGGAGTGATGTATTGCAATGTGCTAGTGGTATATGACCCAACTTTTAAAATTGTACTATCAATGAAATTGTAAAAATATCCGGTAGAATTATTCACGTCTGTGGTTATCTGTTTCCAACGATAGTTTGTGTCACTAAACAAGATCTTGTCAAATTTAGTGAGATAAAAATTGTAGGTATCTGCAGAAGTGAAAATAGGTTCAATGCTGTTGCGTATAAAATTAATAATATCAATTCTATTTGTAAATTTAAATGCCAATGATTTTTCAACGTTTTGTTTATAGATTAGTCCATCGGCAGCAAATACATTTATACTAGAATATTTCCCGCTGGCATCAATCAAATCATAGTTTCTACTGATTCCGCTTGATACTCTATTGATTGCTTTGACTTTGAGAATGTTCTGTGAAGTAGATAGTGGAGCAAGATTGTAGTCTTCTCCTGTTATCATTCTATTTTGTGTGTAGTATTGAGCAGGAGCATTTGTTCTAATTGAAGCCACAGACTCACTTGGAGAAGATGAGCTTACTGTAGACTTGAGACTCATGGTCAATGTCAATGTGTGTCGGACTCCTGATTTGCTAATATAGGGCACAGCAATACTGATACCGCGCATTTCGTTTGGTGCTATTTGATAGCTGAGGCCATTGCTGGTTCTATAATAGGTTCGAAAAGGTCCTTGAGGCAAATTACCATATACTCCGTCTGCAAACGCTAGATCAATTCTATCGTTTTCTTTTGTGATCACTGAATAGATATTTCTAATATTGCTATTAATACTATTGTATGATATGTTGTTGCCTATAAGAGCAGATACCTTGGTCCATTCGTTTAATTGTACACCTGCTGAATCCAATGCAAATAACCACACATCGTTGTTGTTGATGTTGTTGCTGTCCACAGCAATTAATTCGTTTGTGGCTGGGATATCGATCGAAAAGTCTGCCAACTGCAAACTGCCTTGTTTGAACATTAGGTAAAATCCAGTATTGGCACTGGTTCCACCTTTGCCATCATTTCTATACACAAATCCCAATTGATTGCCGGGAACTGGAGATTCTTCGTAGATTTCTTCTTTGCCTTTGAAACTGGTACTAACTAGTTCAAATGTCATTTGGCGGCCTGCCACTACTTTGCTGTAAGTGAAAATAGGCACATCGCTCGACGATGTTCTAAATCGGTATTGTTCTGTAGGTATTCCGTCGATTGTGGCGGATCCCTGACTACGACCAAATGCTGTGTTATCTGTCATTGCAGCGTTTAACACTGTGACAAATTGTTCTACCCAGTTTTGGTTAGTTGGATCATTCCACACAATTGTTTGTTGCGCTAGATTCTTACCGTTGTTGTCTAACACACTTTCAGTGGTGCTGATGGTGTCAAATTTCAACAGACCAGTCGACGGCAAATTACGCTTGGCATTATAACTCAACATTTTAGACAGTCGTAAAACACTTTCTTTACGTTCTGCTAGTTCTATAAAATTTTCGCGGCTGGCTAGATCTATTCTAAAAGCTAGGCTCTGTCCTAGAAAAGCAATAGCATCGATTAACGCAAGATATTCACTGCTTTCAATGTAATCGTTAAAATCTTCTGGATAGTTTTCTCTGAAATAGGCAATGATGACTCTACGAAGATTTTCAAAATCGTAGCTTTTGAAATCTGCATTTTGAAAAGTCTGGTATATTCTAGTCCAGTCTTCGTTCAATATCAAGTTGTTTTGTCTAGACGTTGTGGTCATTTTGCTATCCTATCATGTATTTAACTAATAAAATTAACTGCTTACTTAATAATATTATTTTGTCGATCAAAATCAAAAGTCATTCGTTCATTGATATTAAATGGAATGTAAGTGATATCTGCTTCTATTCTGATACCCATGTCTGTGCTGTCTATAATTACTCCATTAATTGCAATACGTGGATCATAGTTAATGATCTGTTCAACATCTTCTGTAATAAGTTTTTTGACTTCTTCAGTGAATTGTTCGAACAACAGATCCCAGATGACTGTGCCAAAATCAGGATTCATTAATTTCTCACCTTTGCGAATATAAAAATGATTTATAATATCCTGCTTGACCAAATCAATGTCATAGAGTTTGAAGCTAGATTTGGTTTCTTGAGAACTGAAACCCTTGTAGGTAAATGCTGCGGTGCTGTTGGTACCGGTGCTGGCGGTGAACGCAGCCACTGATTTCTTGTTATATATTTTTGTCATTTTATGTATCCCTATCAGTGTTTTTTGGTGTCAGCAGTGTTGGCGCTTGGTTTTCATGCAATGCCCACGGTTCGTGCATAGGGATTCTTTTCATGATACTTTCCAATGTTCCGTCAGAGTATCGTTTTTTGTTGCCCCAGGTTGAACTAGAACTAGTTTTAATATTAGTATGTGTTAATAATAATTCTGCTAACGCAGCATCAGCGGCCTCGGGCGCAGCTGGGCCATTAAGGTTAATGTCGCCGCCTGAAATTGTTGTGTTTGCAGCACCAACAGAAAAATCACCGCCCGCAGTAATTTTTGCTGCGCCGCCACTTTTAATATCAAGTGTTCCGCCGGCTGTCAGGGTATTATTGCCTGTGGTGTTTACATCTAGATTTCCAGTAGTGGTTATAAGGCCGTTGGCTCCGACTACTATTTCTAAATTAGTTGCAATGTCTGCATGTAATCTACCTTCTTCTGCTCTTAAATTTATATTTCTACCTGCTTCAAAATTAATATCTCTATCGGCACGAAAATTTAAATCATTCTCAGTGTGTATACTAATGCTATCTTCTGCATAGATATCTATTTTGCCATTACTGGTTAATTCAATCCAAGTGGTACCACGTGAATTTCCTATGTAAATTAAGTCTTCACTGTTGTGCAAAAGGATTTGATGACCGGTGCGGGTACGAACTCTAAAATATTCATTAAAGGGAATGTCCACGTTGCCTTTTTCTTTTTTTGCAATTTCTGCATATTCAACTGGGCCTTCGCCTGCAGGTTTTTTTCTAACAAAACGATCATCACCGTCATCCATTACCAGTGTAGTACCTCCAAGTCTGCTGGCCGGAAGTTGCACAGGACTTTTGCTTTGTGGACTGCCTATGAATTGTTTTTTGGCATTAGCGCCTCTATCAAATGGGCCGGGAGTTGAGATACCAAATACTGAATTAGGTATCATACGTCTACTACTTGATGTGGTTATTCCTCTAACATCATCCTCCAACAGACCCTGCTCTAAAAATCTATCAGCGATAGGATGGATGGCTTTTTTAATTTTTTCAGTGTTTGTGCCTTTTTCAAGAGTGTTAGCTCTTCTATTAACTTCTGCCACAGGCAAAGGCAACGTGGTATCATATTTCTTTTTCTGTTCTGCGGTGGCTTCAAAGGATGCTGATGCTCCTATGGCTGGAATCATCTGGTTCATAAATCTACCGGGCACACAGCCTATAAAATAACCTTCAGATGCTTCACCGTTCACAAAGACCACCAATACCGTGGTACCTACTTCCACTGTGGGGAACCACATGCCATAGGTTTTTTGTGTGTCATTAAAATCAGACACATTCTGACCCATGTTTTCATATGCAGTGGATCCATAAAAAGGACTGGCATATTTGACACCATAGCTTTGTCCGCTGTCTCCAATATCGTTGCCGGTTTCTCTCAACAGAGTAACTTCAAGCCCGCACATAAACGATGGGTCAAGATAACCAACCACCTTGGCCATCATTATACCTGTGGGCAGTTTGGCGCCGCCAGGCGTTTCAGGTGAGCGTTTTTCTATTGTCATTTATTATCCTGGGAAATCGCCAAGGTCGGCATTGTTTTGTGCTAGTTCTTCATCTGTATAATCAACAGGACCATTTTTGGGTTTTTCTTCTTTACTGGTATCGTATACTGATGACGTTTCAGCGGAGATTTTTGCTGTACCTACATAGTCGATATCTTGTTGTGGTTGACGAGATAGATCTAGAGTCTGTTGAAAAGTTCCTCCAGAAAATTTGCTCTCCACGCCGGTGACCTTGTAAATTCCACTAAAAGGCGTTACTTTTCCACCGTTGGGAAAATTATACAATCCGCCTTGTCCTGTGGTTCCAAGATTAGGTTCGATAGGATTGCGCCAAGTGATATAAATGAATATCTCACTGCCTTCCCAATTCATAGATGCGTCTGCCTTAACCTGCTTGTTGGGTCCTTCTTCTGCAAAATAATTTGAATTCAACCCGCTGTCAGAAAGAAAATACAAATCCCCTAGGATGTCTATTTTAACAGTGACCATATCTTGACTTCTAGTGAACGATTGATTAAAATTATCTGCCACCATTTGTTCAACTGTTTTTTCGCCAGAGGCTGACGGAAAAGTCAATAAAGGATTTGGTTTGGTAGGTGCAGATCCAGTCACTGCCAAAGAGCTTTCAGGAGCAACACCTTTTTGTAATCTACCCTGCGGTGTTTTTTCTTCAGCAGTATCAGCAGTTTCTTTGTTGGCAATGTTGGCATTGTTTTGTATGGGGGTAGGAGAGATTCCTGTGAAAAATTGTCCGTTAAATTGCAGATCAAATTTTATTATATCATTGTTTTGTCCGGTGAATAAGTAGTCATATCTCTTGGCAATTATTCTTTCTAATGCTGCTTGACCAGGTGTGGCCGATGTGGCATTTTGAAAAATTGCGCCGCTGACTTCAAATGGCACAACCCTATAGATATACTTCCTTGCTCGCATATTTCTAATAGGATCAAACTCCAACAATTGAATCTGCACATCAATCCTAAACCAATCAACCTTGCCGTTTTTGACAGCTTCCTCTTTCAATCTTGAAATACAATATTCGCTGGCCAACATCACACGCTGGATTACTTCTGTGATCTTTGTTTGTTGCGGAAATCGTATTTCTCTCTGTTTAGGATCAATGGTCATTGCTTCTCTTACAATTCTGCCATCTTCGTCAACTGTGTCCCCGGCCAGTTTGAAATTGTAGTTACCACCTGAGGTTTCAGAAAATCCCATGCTGGCTTTGCCCATGTCACCTTCACCAAAATTCTCAGCCAGTGACTGTCTTTCGGCAGCAGAAATTGTTTGTGTTTTTTCTTTTTTTGGATCTGCTATGGCTTTGAGCAGTTCGGTATTATCCGTAGAGTCAATACCAACGGGATCTGATGAATTTACAGGGAATACAACTTCGTAGATATCTGCATATGCAGCCTGTCCGTCGCTGACTCTCTTCAACTGTGTTTCATTTAATCTTGCACAAAGACTTTCTTGACCCGATACTAAAACTTCGGCAGCTGTCATGCCTGTGATTTTCAAATCAGTGGTGATGTTTGTGACCACGTCACTGAATCCAGTATAGTGCATGGGGGTGGCTTCAACGGTGTATTTGCTGCCGGCTTCGTCTACTTTGAATTCTACTTTGGTTATTTTAATTGTAAAGTACTTGGTCAACTCATCAGAACCCTTGTATACCGCACCGTCATCAGAGGATCCGTTGATTTCAAGTTTTAACAAGTAGGGACAATCATTGAGATATGAGGGATATCCTGCATTTATGGCAGCTGCCTGCAAACTTTGTAAAAATATCCCCAAAGAATAAGGTTCATATACATCAAATTTAAAACTTGTTACATTGGTATTTCCAGCCTTCATACTGCCGCCTAAGCCAGCGGACAACGCAAAATTATCAATGAAATATTCTGGAGCTCCGTACATGGTCTGTGTACGACTGAAATCGTATCTTCCTGCAGAGGACAACACAATGTTATCTAACAAATAGGGTGAACCTCGATATAACTTAGGGTTGTTAAATTGTTCTGGTGTAAGACAGGCCAAAGTCCATATAGGTGAATAAGAAGCAAATTGCTCAAGTACATTCTCATACGGTGGTCCACCTGCTGGCGGTTTGACTGTGCCAAACGACTTGAGCAAACTGGTGGTGCTGGGATTTTCTACGACCTGTGCAATTTTTGAAACATTGAAACTAGCGGCATTGGCACTGATAGCATTGGTTATTTGTTTTGCTGCTCCTGTGATCAATCCTGAAGTGGTTGCGATTTGTGAAATTGCCTGACCGGCAGGAGTCAATAAATTAGCAAATGTTCGACCAAGGTCTCGAATATCTGGCATATTATATTCCTATGAATCGTTCTATATTTGTTTTTTTAGGACAATATATCACGGTACCGGGAGCAAAATCGTATATGGGATCTTTGAGAATTTCCATATTACGTTGCACAAACACCCACCACAGGTTAGGATTGCCATAAAGGTCAAAGGCTAGTAAATCTGGCCTATGTTTGTATTGTGTTTCAATGGTGTAGGCAAAATCGTCTGCTTCGGCCGGTACAGGTCGTATGGTCAATAATTCTAGATAAGAATTATTTGCCACAGTGTTGTAGTAAGGAGATGTTTTTTTATATGATGCCATGTTATACAAATCCTTGACCGGCCACAATGTTGCCTTTGGCGTATTCTGCTAGATTAAACTGCCTTAGTCTTGTTCTGTTGTAGATAGGAGCCACGGTTACTGAAATTGTACTCATCACCGGTACCCATGTTGGTGCGGCGCCATTCAAAGCATGTTTGATATAGGCCGTGTCATCTTTAAAATCTACAGAGAAACTTTTAATTATCACTGGGACTCCTGAAAATACTCTAGCACCGTACCCTGTGAGGTTACAGATTATAGGTGGATTACCTACATTGGGCCCGGAGCCAAAAAACATTCTTGTGGCAGTTTTTAAAAAGGTAGTGGCTTGGATCCAATATTCTGCATCAAGTTCATTTTCTACAGAAAACTCTCCAGAAATTTGTATGTCATCAATTTGACTATTCTTGTAAGCATAAAACGGTTGGTTACTGTGTACTGGATCTATTTGAGCATAATTGGCTTTGGAAGAAACTGTGATCTGTGGAAGATAGGGCCAGGTAAATCCTCCGGTGGATGACAGTCTTGAGAATGCTGTGCCGAACAGTCCAAAGTTGGCATTGATTTTTACTCTCCAGTCATTAGCAGAACCCGGTTCTAATTTCACAAACGTGCCCTGCTGACTAAATACCTCTGCACCACTGGGCAAGTTCTTTCCCCGGACCATACTTAATAAATTGTTTACCATACCAGCAGCCGATGAGACCGACTTAGCCAGTGAAGCAATGCCACCGCCAAGACCTCCACTGGCCAATCCTAATTTGTCAAGACTTGCCCCAATAGCTGCTCCAGCATTGCTGAGTCCGCCTGCAACACCGCCAAGTGATGCAGCGGCTCCTGAAATTGCGCTAGAAGCATTGGAGGCAAGTCCTTGTAGAGCACTGCCAACACCTGTGGCATTTGATGCAAGGCTCTGTACAGTGTTGCTGATACCGCCCATGGCTCCTGTAACTCCGCCTAACGCTCCTTTGGCATCATTAGCGAGATTTCCTGCGGCAGCCGTAAACCCATTTAGACCAGTGCCTATTTCGCCACTCAAACGGCCAACCTTGGCATTTAGCTCTGATTTCAGTGAAGCAAAATTTTCTACCGATGCATTAGCAGCGGCAGCTGCATCGGTGGCAACTGATTCAACCTGTGTTGAAATTCCTGCCACTAATTTTGCAAAAGGATTGCCTGGCCCTGCTGATGGTGTTGTTGAACCACCACCAAATGCTGCTGTTAGTTTTTCATTAATGCCCCTATTGTTGGCAACCTGTTGGGCGGTGATACCTTCAGGATCACCGCTGGCTTTATTGATTCGTGCAGCTTCTTGTGCTGGAGTTTCAGGATAAGAGTTACGTGCCATTTTGAGCAAATTTCCTTGTCATATAGACTATTTATTATTGACAAAATGTGCTATTATATTACTAACCGGAGAATTTTAAATCAATGACTATAATTACGCAGCCTCCTAAGATTAAGTATCTTACCAACAAGGATCTACTAAAAGAAATACATCTCAGCAAGAATACCTATTGCACCTACAGCGATCCTGCATACGGTGACTACGATTTAATCATCCCAAATTTGTCTAAAATCAATATTAGAACAATTGCCGATGCCAAAAGAAATCGTGCCATCAAGATGGGTAAAAAAGCTCATGAACTTGCACAGTCAGGTGGAAAAAAGTTTCCTGCCAAAGACTATGAAGTTGACTATAAAAAAATCCTTAAAACAGATGTGGTATTTAGAGTCATGACCTTTGAACATGTGCCGCTGGCGCCGGGGAGAAAAAAGACCCTAAAGAATACCGCAGACAGTCATGAGAAGGTGAACTTTCCTCCTTTCCAACACTGGAAGTTTGATGAAAATGACAATCTTGTATTGGTAGGTAAAAGTCATTGGAAAGGCGATTTTGTCACTGGCTCCTTTAACAAAGAACACGGTCAAATGACTAACAATCTAGCACGTATGTTTTTAAAATTATGTGAACGTTATGCAACTAGAGGCAACGTTCGTGGTTATACTTATAACGACGAGATGCGTGGGCAGGCTATCCTACAGCTAACACAAATTGGTTTACAATTTGATGAATCAAAAAGTGACAATCCTTTTGCCTACTATACTGCTGCTGTTACCAATAGTTTTGTACGTATTATCAACATCGAAAAACGTAATCAAAACATCCGAGATGATATTTTAGAAATTAACGGAATGAATCCAAGTTGGACTAGACAAAACGCTGCCGGCAAAGGTGGTGCCAGTTATGGACCAGTTAGTACTGCTCCGGTAGATGGTGGCGGAGATTGGGATTGACCTAGTGGTTGTAAGCGTGTTACAATAACTAAGGAGATTCTATGTCATTATTTAAAAAAGTAGCCTGCTTTACTGATATACATTTTGGATTAAAGTCTGGTAGTAGAACACACAATCAAGATTGTGAAGATTTCGTTACGTGGTTTTGTGAAACTGCCAAACGAGAAAATTGTGAAACTGCAATTTTTCTCGGCGATTGGCATCACAATAGAAATACCACTGATGTATCAACTATGAACTATACAGTTTCTAATTTAGAGAAGCTGAGCCAATCATTTGAAAAAGTCTATTTCATTCTAGGCAATCACGACTTGTTCTACAAAGACAAGCGTGAAATCAACAGTATTGAGTTCATGCGTCTGTTTCCTAACATTGTGCCTATTAGAGAACGACTAACAGAAGGTGATGTTACTATTATGCCTTGGCTAGTCGGAGACGAATGGAAAACTATTCCGGACATTAAAAGCAGGTACCTTTTTGGCCACTTGGAACTGCCCAGCTTCTACATGAACGCTATGGTGCAGATGCCTGATCACGGAACTATTCAATCAGGACACTTTGCCAATCAAGAATATGTGTTCACTGGACATTTTCATAAACGACAAAACAACAGAAACATACATTACATTGGTAATGCATTTCCTCACAACTATGCTGATGCTGGTGATGATGACCGTGGTATGATGATGTTAGAGTGGGGTGGCAAGCCTGAGTTCCGTACTTGGACTGCTCAACCTGTGTATCGTACTTTTAAACTGAGTCAAATTATTGATAAGCCGGACGAGCTCCTAAGAGAAAAGATGCATTGCCGTGTTACTATTGATTTGCCTATCAGCTTTGAAGAAGCAAACTTTATCAAAGAAACATTTATGCCGCAGTACAAATTGCGTGAGCTCATGTTGATTCCTGAAAAAGTTGAAGTAGATGCACAGTCTACTCCTATCGATATCAACTTTGAATCAGTTGATACCATTGTAATGAATCAAATTAATGCCATTGACAGTGATACCTTTGACAAGGCCATGCTGTTGGAGATCTATAATAACCTATGATTAAAATCAAAGACCTAACTGTTAGAAACTTTATGAGTGTGGGCGCACAGACCCAGGCGATCAACTTTGACAAAGGACAACTGACTCTAGTGCTAGGTGAAAATCTAGATCTAGGTGGGGATGACAGTGGTGCTCGTAATGGCACAGGTAAAACCACTATTATCAATGGCCTTAGCTATGCTATCTACGGCAATGCACTAACTAACATCAAGAAAGACAATCTCGTTAACAAAATCAACAACAAAGGTATGTTATGTACTGTTAGTTTTGAAAAGGACGGCATTGACTATCGTATCGAACGTGGTCGAAAACCTAACATTTTAAAATTTACTGTTAACGGGCAAGAACAAGAAAATCTAGATCAAGACGAAAGTCAAGGCGATTCAAGAGAAACACAAAAAGACATTGAAGATGTATTCGGTATGACTCATGACATGTTCAAACATCTTGTGGCTCTTAACACTTACACTGAACCGTTTCTTTCTATGAGAGCGGCGGATCAACGTGCCATCATTGAACAGTTGTTGGGTATTACACAATTAAGTGAAAAGGCCGAAGCTCTTAAAGAACAAGTCAAGCAGAGCAAAGATAATATTTCCACAGAAAATATAAAACTTGAAACTATCAAAGCCAGCAATGAACGTATTCAACAGAGTATTGAAGCTCTTGAGCGTAAACAACGTCTGTGGGAAGAACAACACGAAACTGCTCTTGCTAATTTAGCTAGGGCAATTGAAAAATTGTTGGATGTTGAGATTGATGAAGAAATTGCCAACCAACGTGCTCTAGTAGAGTGGAATAGAAGTAAAAAGGAACGTGATAGCCTAACAGTTCTTGTTGCCAAACAGACTAGCACACTAGAAAGAGAACAGCGAACGCTGGAAAAGCTAGAAAGAGAATTAATAACTCTTGCAGATCACAAGTGTCATAGTTGCGGTCAAGACCTACATGACACCAAGCATGATGAAATGATGTCTGCTAAAAGTAAGCAGGTTGAAGAAAGTCAAGGACATTTAAAAACTCACAGTGAAGAACTCAGCGAACTCAACGAAGCACTTGGCCTAGTTGGAGAATTAGGACAATGTCCTAGTGTAATCTATGACAATCTAGAACAAGCCCTCAATCACAAAAATACTCTAAGCAGTTTAGAGCGTGATTTAGAAATCAAAGTTGCAGAAGATAATCCTTATATTGAACAAATTGAGGAATTACGCAATACTGCGGTACAGGAAGTAGACTATGAAGGCTTAAACAAGTTGGTGCGTGTTAAAGATCATCAGGAGTTTTTACATAAACTGTTAACTAACAAAGATAGTTTTATTCGTAAACGTATTATTGATCAAAATCTAGCCTATCTAAATCAGCGACTAACCTATTATCTTGATAAAATTGGTTTGCCGCATCTGGTAGAATTTCAAAACGACCTAACTGTTATCATTACACAGCTAGGACAAGATTTAGACTTTGATAATCTATCACGTGGTGAACGAAATAGACTTATTTTGTCTATGAGTTGGGCATTCCGTGATGTATGGGAAAACTTATATCAAGCAATTAATCTATTATTCATTGATGAACTTGTTGATAGCGGTATGGATGCTAGCGGAGTTGAATCTAGTATCGCGGTTCTTAAGAAGATGACCCGTGAACGCAACAAGAATGTATTCTTGATCAGTCATAGAGATGATTTAGCTAGTCGTGTTAATCATGTGCTTAAGGTGATTAAAGAAAACGGATTCACTAGCTATTCAAACGATGTGGAGATTGTTGCTTGAGTTCAGAAAGCCACGATAAAATGATTGCTGCTTTTCAGGAATATTTTAAGTGGCAAGAACGATTTGAATACAAAGGCTCCGACGAAGCAGGCATTAAAGCACGATATTGGCTTTCAGAAATACGCAATGAAGCAAGTACTAGGCGCATAGAAATACAGGCAAAAAGAGAAGAACGTAAACAAGCCAGAAAAGGCATGATAGGAAGACCCAAGAAAATAAGTACCTGATGACATGGTACTATAAGAAGAAAGAAGTTGTTGAAATCTCTGAAGATTACATCGGGTTCGTATATCTTATTACTAATGTCATCTCTGGGCGCAAGTATATAGGCAAAAAACTAGCCAAGTTCGCAAAGACCACTTATAAAACAGTGACTTTGAAAAACGGCAAAAAGAAGAAAAAGAAAATTAGAGGCAAGATCGAAAGCGACTGGAAGGACTATTATGGTTCTAGCGATGCGTTAACAGCAGATATTGCAACTTTAGGCAAAGAAAACTTCACCAGAGAAATACTATTCTACTGCAAAAACAAATCAGAATGCAGCTACATCGAGGCAAGAGAACAATTCAAACACAAAGTTCTAGAATCTACTGACTGGTACAACGGTCACATACAGGTTCGAGTTCACGGCTCACATATCCTCAAAAAACCCAAAATCTAACAAACACACACTGCCGCTAGGCATACTTAGACTCAATAAATCCAGGCATTTAATCACCAAAAAAGCCCGCACAGGCGACTGAAATTGTGCCCTAAATCCGTTCTGATGTGTGACGGCAAGGAATCTCTATGTGGTGAAGAGGTTATAAATCACTATCCTTAACAGGACGATGATCGGATACGCCTATGTACAACCGGTTTGATTTATAGAGAGAATATTTAAAAAGGCTAAAAGATGGGAGAAAGACCCACGATTGCTATGTGCGACAGCGTGTGCATAGTGATTCGCCGTTATTATTAAGACGGAATGAGTAGGTACCGGATAACCGCCTACGCAAGCAGCAATGCTTATAGTTCTAACGCTAGTGTGTACTGTGCAACTCGCATAATGCTACAATTTCTTAGCCCGCAAGGGCTAAGTGTGACTGAACAATCTGCATAATACTTAAATGCTTCGCATTACTAATACATCACTTGAGCTACAATTAAATAGAAGAAAATGCTTTGAGCGTAAGCGAAAAAGCAAACGAGCGTAAGCTCGTTTTTACAATAAATAAACAATCAAATAATGGATCATGTATGCGACTTAAAAATCTAACAGAAAATAATATACTATCTGAATTAGATACTATTAAGAATACTTCTCATAAAAGTATCTTTGAAAGTATTGGGCACGGTGATACCTACTTCACACAATGGGAAAAAGAAATATATCCCATCCTTTGTGAAGTTGCTGTATCGCCTGATCAAATACAACAGCTATTCACGACCATTGAAAAAGGATCAGGACGAACTGCTTTAGGCAAAGTTCTAGATGCTCCTGGTAAAATCAGTGATGCTTGGTTTAACAAGTTTGGGGGCATGTTACAAAGCAGCACACCTGTAAAAGCATTTGATCAAAAGTTTGAAGATATTAAATCAAAGATTGCTGCTGAGAATCCAGAGTTAGCAGCCAAGTTAGCCAAGTACGGTGCATTTGCCAAGGATAATCCCAAACTACATAAATTCTTACTGGGTATTGCAGGTTCTGTTGCCGCAGCATTAGGTGTTGCAGTCGCAGGCGGAATAGGTGCAAGCGTGTTGGCCATTGGCACAGGAACTGCAATTGCTGTAGGCATTGTTAATATTGCTGACCGGTTGCTACAAGGTCAAAAAGCATCAACAGCTATCGGACGTGGAGCAACAGCAGGTATCGTCGCAGGCATCTCAGCAGCCGCAATGGCTGGTATTGGTAAGTGGGCCGCTGGCCTGCGTGAAAAATCAATACCAATTGGTGACAGTGGGCTCGAAGAAATAAGTTATAAAGCAACAAGGAAGTTGAGTTCGTTTGGTATGGAAATGGAAGAAATGACTCAAGGGTTTGATGTTGTTGTTGATGCAGATGCTGCATCTGCAGTTAGATCAGCGGTGAATGCCATGCAGAATGGAGATAGTTCTGCATTTACTCAACTTCAAGAGATTGGCCGATTGATTCATTCTGCAGATTACAAAGCGCGAATGAAAGATCTTGCAGGACTTGCCAAAGACGTTGCGTATAACAACGACAGTCTGTTGCAATGGATTAAAGGTCTAACTCAAGCAGCCCAAACTGTTGGTGGAGCGGTAGCAGGGCAAGCTGCCGGAGCTGCCGGAGAGAAGCCAGCGGCACCAAAAGAAAGTTTTACTGCTACAGGTAAAAAATTGAGTGAAGGTCAAACATATCTAGTATTCAACAGAGTTAGTACATTAAACAACTCAATGCTGTCTGAAGGCCCAATGGATGCTATCAAAGGCCTAGCAGGAAAAGCCATGAATAAGGTTAAAACTGTTGGGAATAATTTAACTACCAAAGTTACCGCAGATAAATTAAATTCAGCTTGGCAAAAAGCTGGATCTCCCACTGACAGCAATGAACTAGCCAAGTTTTTAGAAAAACAAGGTGTAGGTGCAGATGTTGTTAATCAAGTATACGGGTCAATGAAACTGCCCGCACCGGGATCTGCTGCTGACGCTCCGGCAGTAGACATTGAAGCAATTAAAAAGATGATCGCAACACTGCCTACTGATAGAAAAGTAAGACTGCTAAAATCTTTAGAGAAAGGTGAAAACACCAAGACTGATGCACCTGGTCAACCTGAACCAACAATGTCATAAGGACTTCAAATGAAAATACATGAAATATTAGTTGAATCACAATTACAAGAAGGTCCAATCTTAAACAAGATCGGCAGTGCTATTGGCAAAGGTGCCGGTACATTGGCCAAAGGAGTTGGAGCAGTGGCAGGTGGAATTGCAGGGCTTGGCTCAGCAGTGAAAAAAGGATTCCAAGCAGGTAAAGCCACTGTAGGCGGCGCTGGAGATGGCGAAGAGCCAGCAGCAGATGGAAGTACGCCAACAGCAACCACTACGCCAGCAGCAGGTGGAAGTACGCCAACAGCAACCACTACGCCAGCAGCAGGTGGAAGTACGCCAACAGCAACCACTACGCCAGCAGCAG